ACAGCAGGATGATAAGAAAAAGAATTCCAGAGCTGAAGTTCATCAAGTCTTTTAATGGGAACAGACTCCGGTTTAAAACCACGTTGAATAAAAGCCGAAATAGGCAACCTATAGAAAATTGCGCCATTTTCCATGATAGCGTGAAAAAGTATACCACGTCCAGTAATACTTGATATACCAAATACAATACAGTCTTCAACTTCTCCATGATGTTTTTTACAGTCATATAGATACTCTCTTTTTATTTGTGCGTATGTAGCAGGTATGTTTGCATTTAGATAGGCCATAATTTATCATTTAGCAGATCCCCAATTTTTACCTTTTTTATAACTTACTTTGTTATTAATCAATAAAGGAAGTGCTGTCTCCATAGTTTTTTTAATATCCTTTGCTTGTCTATCATCTTTTACTGAAAGACACAATTCATCATGTATTTGGATATGCGGTAAAATACCTTGTTCATATAATTTAACCATGGCTGTTTTAGTCATATCTGCCGCTCCTCCTTGAATTAATCTATTAAGAGCTTTGTAAGTAAAAGCTGGTTTATAATAATTTTCAAAATCTTTCATATAATTGTCAGCAATGTTGTCCTTAAATTTAGTTAATAACTCTGCTTTATAAGCTGTTTTTGCATCTTCTTCTGTTAAAATTGCAACCTGTGTGTATCTATTTAAGTTATTGTCCCATTCTCTATCTCTTGTTTCCCATTTATTAAATCTACAAAATCTATCTCCTAAGGTAAATAATATTTTATGTACTTCTGCAAAATTAATTAAGGCTTGAGATAACTGTTTTACAAATGGAACTTTAGCGTGGTATTCAAAAAAAAGTTTATTAGCTTTTTCTTTAGTTAAATTTAATTCATTCTGTAGTTTCATTTTACCCATTCCATAAAACAAACCTAAGTTAATTGTTTTGGCCATGATCCGTGGTATCTGAGCCATGTCTGCTACAATTTGATGAAAGTCAGCATCTTCTTTGTTAAATTCTTTTTCTAATGTTTCTGTGCCATATAGATTTAATTTTAAAGCATAGTGTACAACGATTCTTGGTTCTTGTTGAGAGTAATCAAAACTACCCCACACACAACCTTCTTCAGGTATAAATAACTCTCTCATCTTTTTACCAATAATGCCTTTAGATGGAATTTGTTGTAAGTTAGGATTTGACATAGAAAATCTTCCAGTAACTGTCCCACCTTGATCAGATCTTATTTGATTAATGTCTGCATGTATTCTACCTTCATATACAAATTCTAATAGTCCTTCTATAAAAGTATTTTTAGCTTTATCGCATTCTCTAGCTTTTACAATCATACGCAAAAAACGATTCTTATGTGTTTGTAAATAATCTTTTGGTAATTTAGGAGTTGTAGATTTAACTATTTCTGTTTTAGGCGTACCATCTTCATTAAGTAAAACTTTACCCCCTTTACCTTTAATTTTTTTCTCTCTATCTTTTGTTTTGTCGTAATCAAATATTTGTTGATGATCTAATAATTTTTTAATAGAAGATGCAGCCCAGATTTCTATATCTAAGTTAGTATGTTTTTTAATAATTTTTAATAAATTGTCTCTACGTTTCTCTAAAAGATTACCAAGTGTTCTAGCTTTTTGGACATCTATTTTAACTCCTTTAAACTTCATGTCAACCAAACAAGGGAATAATTTAGTTTCTAATTCAAATATTTTTCTACATGTTTTTAATTCTTTACTTCCATCATCATTTTCTTTTGTGTATACTACTTCGTCTAATTTTTTTTCAAATACATTCCATAGCTTTAAAGTTAAATTAACATCTTGTTCTGCGTAGTCTTTTACTAAATGGTAAGGAAGTTTATGCATATTAGACATAGGGTCTTTTATTGTTCCACTAGACCATTCTAAAACTTTAGCTGACATATCATATTTATATTTAGATTCTTTTAAATAAGATTTACTAACAGAATCTAGAGAATATTTCATTCTTGTTTCGTCAATTACAGAGGCTGCAATCATTGTATCTAATAATTTTCCCTGCAACATTTCTCCAGTAGCTGCTCTAATCCAACATACATCATACATTGCATTGTGAAATACTTTACTTATATCTTTGTTTTTAAATATTTTTTCGTTTAAATAATCCCATGTTTCTTTAGTATTTAAATTGTCCGTCATGTGATGAGCAATAGGAAAATACATAGTTTGTTTTTTAGTGGCTATGGCAATACCTGTTACGAAACCATCTTTTCTAATTGCACCCAATCCTTTTGTTTTAAGATTTGGATCGTATGTTTCTAAATCAATTGCAACTATATCTATGTCTTCTAAATCTAAATCAGTTAATTGTGGAATTGTACACATTATTTATAATCTCTTTCCTTTATCATTTCTAAATAATGTATTGCCTTTTCTATGTCTTGTTCTTTTCCTTTCGCTGCATGTCTGCATATATATTTTATAGCCGATCCTTCTGCAAAAGGCAACCTGTTCTTGTTTATAAACTCACTTGGCTGCATGACCATATCTTTATAATGATTGCCACCAACTTGTTTTTTGTATGCTGTCATATTTTAAAACTTTTATAAATATCCTTTGGCTTGACTACATGCAGATGTTCTTTTGTTCTTGTTGCTCCAACATAAAACAATCTGTTTTCATCATCAGGATTTTTTTCATAACCTTTCTGTGTGTTTAAACTTAAATCAGATAACAAAACTACATTATCAGCCTCTCCACCTTTTACTCCATGTATTGTAGAAAGTAAAATTCGTGGTTCTTCATTTAACTTTTCTCCATTTTTTCTCATCTTTCTAATATAGTTTACATTTTTTTGTGGTGCTTCATCAAATGCATCAAACCAAACATTGTCTGTCTTTAATCCAAAATGTAATTTTAATTCAGATAAATTATAGTAGTTGTCTTTGTTTAATTCTTTTATTCTAAATTTATTAAAATTATCTACACTTATGTAAGACGCAATTCTTTGTACACAATCACCACTAATATTTTTTCCAGTTCTTAATTTTTCCCAATCTGTAATAGCTTCATGTAAATCTTGTTCATAACCTTTTTTAAATTTATTTTTGTAGTACAAACCTTTTTTATACAATGTATCTTCCAGATCATTTAACATGTATTTAGTTCTAGCTAACACTAACCATTTGCCAGAAGAAAAATCTATATTCTTAAATTCATTGTGATAGGATAACTTTCCCTCTACGGTCCTTGGCTGCCATTCTTTTTTTAATCTATTAGATACTCTACCTATAATATTCATAGCCACATCATGCACAACTTTAGGTATTCTATATGATTGTGTTAAATTTAATAATTTTCCTTTTTGTGTAATAAATCTATTTACATCTGCACCAGCCCATCTAAAAATAGCTTGATCATCATCGCCAGCTATAAAAGAATCATCTGTTTTATTCCAAATAGTTTTTGCCATATCCCATTGCATAGAAGATAAATCCTGCGCTTCATCTATAAATACAACATCAAAACTAGGTGATTTATCAGATTTGGTAAATTGAAATATCATGTCTGTAAAATCTATAAGGCTATAATCTTTCTTGTATCTAATTAATTCATTTGATAAAATGCGTAAATTTTTTACAGATATATCTTGTGTGTGTTCTTTTAAATTAAACTGTTGTTCTGGTGTAATTCCTCTTAATCTTGCTAAGTGTATGATACGTAAATAATCACTTTTTGTAGTAAATAGACCAGTAAATTCTTCATCATAATCATTATAATCTACAAATATTTTTATTTTTTTACCTAAATCTTCATAATGCCTTCCCTGCATTACATTTTCTTTTCTTAAACCTAAAACTCTAAATGCTAATGAATGCAGTGTTCTAAAATAGGGTAGGTCATCTTCTGATAAATTAAATCTTTCCATGGCTCTCTCTCTTGCTTCGTTAGCAGCTTTCTGTGTAAATGCAAAATAACCTATTCTGTTAGGGTTTGTTTTTTTAAGATAGTCTTCTAATAAATTTAAAAGAGTCGTAGTTTTACCTGTTCCAGGTGGTCCTAATACAATTGTTTTCAAAATACATCTTTCGCTTTAAATTCTTTTGGTGTGTATGTATCTGACTGTTTTTCAAACTCATCCACTACCATTACATTTCTTCTTTTCTTACCAATACTAATTCTTGTTTCTTTGCACTTACAATACTCAGCCATCATCTGTAATGTTTCTGCATACTTTTCCGGCCATTTCCTACGTGCTAAATATTGATGAAAAAATTGTTGAAATATAAAATGATGTTTTTTTTCTGCTGTCCAAACATTACCTCGTTCCATATCCTCTTTAGTTGCTCCAGTGCCTGTCCTGTCTGTACAATATTCCTCTAGATAATCTAGCAGCTGC